ATGCCGCGCCGCCGATTCGCCATCGTCACTTTTGACCCAGACCGCATCGAAGAGCTGAGCTATCAGGCTGAGGGCCAGAGCGTCGCATGGATTATCATACGCGCGCTGCAGGGCTACGATTATCCGAAGGAACGCGGCATCATTAACGTGACGCTGATGGACCAACTGCCGAAGCGAAAATCGGACCGCTGATCAGGTCATCGCTGGCGCGGGCTGGCGGGAGATTCGCCCTGCCACGGCGACAAAGCCGGGCAGGGCGCAAATTCTCAATACGGAATAGGCTCTGCGGTGATCGCGGTAGCCATCTGGCCAGGCAGCATGACGGCCGAGCGTCCGGAGATGATCATCGAGCCGAGCAGCGCACCCACGCTGTTGCCCCGGCCTTCCTGACGGTGCAGCCCGCTCAGCTTGTAGTTTCGCCCGTTCAGCGTGATGTGATCGAACGTGACCTCGAACTTGCCGGACTTGCCGCCGATCGCCCGCCCGGTCTTCCAGGTGATGGTGCCCTGCACCGGTGTTCCGCGAGGGATCGCGACAACGCCACCTTCAACGACATCCGCCACGACATTGAACTGGAACTTGTCACCCTCCTCGATCTTCTTGGAGGTGATCTCGACCAGCGGCGAGACGGTCAGCACCGTGCTAGGCGGCACCACCCTGGCAACGGGCGCAGCAGCCGGAGCAGGCGCTGGCGCCGCTACACTGGCTGGCGCAGCGGCATCCTGGCCGAGTGACGGCGTGGCAATGGCCAAGGCACAAAGAGTGAGCGCCAGGACCGGACGAATTGCTTTCATGTTTTGATTTCCCCTGCTGAATTAACCGCGGGGGTGACGTTGCGCTCAAGCATCGCGACTGTCAAACGGGACTGTCACCGATTTGAATGCACCTCGTTGACCTCGATCGCGCTGACATCGCGCGCCCATGCCTGCAGCGCGACCAGCCTGTCGATGCTGGCCTGCGCATCGGTCATTCGGGCAACAAGGTCCGCACAGTCGGCGGCACCAAGAGCTCGGCAGGTGGCGTCGGGATCACCGGGCACTGGCGCGCTTCCGCCACCACTGTCACCGGCTGCAAGGGCTGCGAGCTGTGCGCGCAGGCGCTCAGCGCGGGCAGCATAAGTGCGGGTGCGATCTTCCAGTTCATGAGTCAGCCTTTCGTTGATAGCGGCGGCCTCTGCGGCGACGCGCGCGGCGTTCTGGCGGTCGAGCTCACGCGCGGCCTCTCGCCCGATGCGGATGTTCTCGATCGTTTGTTCGTGGGCGCGGCGCTCAAGCGCGATGCGTTCATTCGCCGCGCCGATCTGGTTGGTCAGGTCGCGGTGATCGATGCCCCAGCTTCGCAAGGTCCAGAGCAGCACGGCCGCCAGCACGATCACCGCTGTCTGCCAGGGATAATCGCGCGCCAGGCCCAGCAGCCAGCGCAGCGCCTTGCCGAGGCCGACGAACGGCAGCAGCAGCCAGTTCACTTGTGCACTACCTGAGCGACCGAATCCGGCGCAGCATCTGCAGAGGCGATTGCCACCGACTTGCTGCGATAGGTGTCCCACATGCCCCAGGCCGCTGGGCCGATCACTGTGACCAGAACGGTGACGAACTGCAGGGTTTCGTCGTCGATCCAGCCCTTGCCCAGCGCGAAAGCACCGACCGCCGCGACAGTGTAGCGCAGCAGAGTGCGGAACTGGCCTTCAAGGCTGTTGTCGGTGACGATGATGGGGGTCTGTTCTGCCATGGTGATGTCCTTTTCAACGGTTGCGAACCTGAATCTGCACGGTGCGCTGGTCGGTGCGGCCTGCGCTGGTGGTGATCTCCCCGGTCACCAGATAATTGGCACCGGCCTCTCCGCCGGCGATCGTGAAGCGCACCACGCCATCATTCTCGGTCTTGCCGCTGATGGTGATCGCCGGATCATCGCAGACCACTTCGGACTCGCTGATGGTCTCGCCGTCAGCCAGCCAGTTGGTTGCCCAGTCGATCTCGTAATCCAGCACCGCCGCAGGATCCTTGACGGGCATGGTGTGGCTGTAGCTCATGCGGCTTTCCTTCCAGCAACAACAAAGCGCCGCACCTCGGCAGGCACGACGAAGCGGCGATCCTCGCGCGCGACCACGAACCGGCGGCTCTCGCCCGGCACGGTGAAGCGCACCACATCGCGCGGGACGATGAACACCCGGCTTTCTGCGGGCACGACAAAGCGGCGATCGGCAGCGACAGGGGTGGGCTGCAGCACCACGCCGAAGCCGCTGCCCGAAAGCGGCAGGACGCCCGAGCCTGCACCCGAAACCAGCACACCGCCCGACGCGGCACCCGTGATCGGCAGACTGCCTGCCGCCGCGCCTGAAACCCTGACCGTGCCCGATGCGGTACCGGCGAGGCCAAGGCTCGGCTGTGCCTGGCCAGACACCAGCACCACACCCGAGGCCACGCCGGTCAGCGCTATCGCCCCGGCTGCTCCGCCTGAAACCCGCACGGCCCCTGCGGCGATGCCTGACAGGGCAATCGTGCCGGAAGCCTCGCCCGTGATCACCGATTGCGTGACGCCCGTGGCAGAGCCGGACAGGTCAAGCGACCCGGATGCAGCGCCCCTGACCAGCACCGACCCCGTGCCGGCGCCTGCCAGCGGGAGAATGCCCGACGACTGGCCACGCACTGCGATCGAGCCGGCAGCAGAACCTGCCAGCGGCAGCGAGCCTGCAGCGCTGCCTGCAACGGCAACCGCGCCCGTGCCACTGCCCGCCAGCGCGATAGACCCTGCCGCGCTTCCCGCAACACGCACAGCGCCGGCAGCAGAGCCTGTCAGGTCAAGCGTTCCCGCCGCAGTCCCGGTAACGACCGACCCGACGACACCTGTCGCGCTGCCTGTGATGCCCAGAGTACCGGCAGCAGAGCCCGCCACCCGCACCGCGCCGGTTGCCGATCCGGTCAAGTCAATCGATCCGGCTGCCGTGCCCTGCACGCCCTCCGATCCAACCGTTTCCGAATAACCGAAAAATGCACGCGACACGAAAGCGGCGGTGGCCGGATCGAACCAGGCGCTGCTCGACGCCTTGATCTTGCCTGAGAGCGCGAGCGGCGAGCCGGGGAAGATCGTTGTTGTCGAGCCCAAACCCGTGACGGTTCCGGTTGCCGAGCCGGACAGCGGCAGCGTTCCGCTGGCCGATCCGGTGATGCCCCCGCCGCCACCTCCTTCGGTGTAGTGAACACGGACCCTGACCGAATGGAGATAGAACTCGTCGTCGAAGTCGAACGGAGTCCGCAGCTGATATCGGATGCCGAAGCCGGAGGCGATGACCTCTGCCTGTAAAAGCGTCGTGCCCCACAGGTCGCTGGCTCCGCCATAGGTGCGCGTCGTCTGTGTGGTCGGCCAGGCGGTCGCCGATGCGCGATTGCTCCCGCTGTTCGATGACGCATTCTTGCTCAGGAAAAGGCTCTCATCGACCACCGACGACACCGCGCCATCTCTTGCGATGACCTCGACCTCGACGCCATCGATCGTCGCACCGGATGGAATGTCGGAAGAGGTGAAGCCGAAGTTGCTGAGCGTCAGATACTGGCCGACCCCGACCGGCTGATACAGGTCATGATAGACAAAACCCGCATCGCCATGGGCAAGCCCGGCGACCAGGTCAGCCGACGAACCGCTGAAATCCAGATTGCCCTGCCAATAGCCCGCGCCAAGGTAGACGCCGCCGGGCTGACTGGCCGTGCCCGGTGATTTCCAGGCGGTCTGCGCCACCTGTTACCCCCTGACGAGCTTGAAATTGCCGGTCAGGTTGCCGGTCGAGCTTGTTCCGGGGAACATCACGATGAACAGGCAGGCATTTTCGGGAACGATCGGTAGCAGCAGCTCGGCCCAGTCATAGGTTTCAGACGAGTTGCCGAGGCCGAGGCTCATGCCGGTGATGGCACGGGTGGCGGTGATACCGAAATTGCCCGCAGTGCCCGTGGTGGCGCCCAGCTGAACGCTCTGGATCGACTTGATCGCCTCGCTGCCCGCACCGATGATCGGGACCAGACGGCACCGGCGATTCTGCGAGTTCGTCGTGGCGCCGATCGTGACCGTCGTCGTCTGGCCCGAATTGTCATCGACATCGGTATAGGTGACGGTGAGGGTCTGGGCCGATGTCCCGATGTCAGTGTATATCTCGACCCACCATTGCACTTCCGAATAATCGGCCCTGCCGATGCGGTCGGCGGAAACATTGGACGGCAACGCCAGGCTGACGGTCTGTGCCGTGGTGACCGTGCCGGAGAGCCCGGCCATCTGGGCAAGCCGGTCATGCACCTGAATGTCGGTCGCGCTGTTCGACGACATCATGTACCCGCGCGCGATGCGGACCTGCTCGCCCGAGCCGGGGCTGGTGAAATTGATCAGCGCCCCCGCCGTCGCCTTGGTCGGATAATCCGCACTTGTCGGCACTGCCCCCGCCGCAGGCAGTGAGGCAAGGTTCCACAACGAGAACGGGACGCCCGCGGCCGCGTTGCTTTGACTGGTCTTGTTGACCAGCGCCATTTCCTGCGTAACCAGGGAGGCGACAAGATCATCGATCGACAGGATCGTCATCGATCACGCCCCGCCAGCGGTCAGCGTAAAGCCCGTGATGGTCACGGCCTGGCCCGATGCAATCGACGTGTTGTCGAGCGTCAGGTCGCCACCGCCGTCCGTCGCGGTCACCGTGCCCTGAATGTGGCAGGTGGTGCCGGTGCTGTCCATCACCTCGAAATGGCCCGCCGTGCCGTTGGTGTCACCGCTGGTATCTTCCCAGGTGCCCGATTTGGCCTTGCTGCCGCCCGATGCCGCCGCCAGCCAGTCGCTCGGGAGGTTCAGCGTGGCCAGCACGGTGCCGCTGCGCGGTGCTGCGCAGTTGGCGGGCGCAGCGCCAGAACGGATGCGCATGATCGGGCTGGGGCCGATGGCGGTCTCAATTGCATCAAGAGCCGCGTTGCGACCAGAAGTGGAAAACTGCATGGGTGTTCCTTTCGGTGATCAGCGCATCGCCGCAGCGAGCTTGTGGTGGTAATTGTTCTTGGCAAAGGCCGGGCCGTTGTATTTGCGGGCAAAGCCCACACAGTCGGCAGGGTTGGTGCTCAGGCGGCGCAGATCGGCGAGCATGTGGTTCGCCACGATGAAGCGCGAGAGCATGTCGTAATGGTTTGCCTCATGGTCGCGTAGGGACCAGGCCATCTCGACCGGGCCGGGATAGTTCAGCGACTTCCAATGCGCGCCCATGATTTGGAACTTGCCGAAGCTCGCGCTCTCGAACGCCACCACCGGGCTCCGCATCGCCATGTCGGCCAGCTTTTCCCAACTGTCGTTCAGGCTGTCGCGGTCGGCGTCCAGCGTGTAGCCACCGGGCGAGGGGTCGGAGAGGAGCGGGATCTTGATGCGCAGCCGTCGCCAGGCATAGTGCCGCTCGTACAGCGCGGCAGGCTGGCCTTGTGCGTTCCACCCGCCGCCGTTGCTCTCGACCTTGGCGACGGCCTGCACCTGTTTCAGCGATGCACCCAGGCGATCAGCGATGTGCTGAATCTGCGCCGTGGTGGCCTTGCTGGCATCGCGGTTGGTAAAGCCCGAGATGACGGCCGCGCGCGTCTTCGGCCCGCCCTTGCCATCCTCGACGAGCCCGGAAAGGGCGCGGGAGTTCAGGAACCTCTGCAGGTCCAGTACGGTTCGGATCATGTCTCACCCTTTCCACCGGGCAGCATCCGCCCGAAATCGAACGCCTCGATAGCCTTGCGCACGCCCTGATAGACCGCGAAGCCGAACCCGCCGGATAGCCCCGCCGCCTCGTACAGCTGCAGATCCAGCCAGCCGGACACCCATTGGGCCGACAGCACGCCGATGCAGAAGGACGATCCGAACAGGGCAACCCAGTCCAGCCAGCCATGCGGCCGACGAAAGAACACCGCGACGAACGCGCCCAGCAGCGCGCCGACGATCACCTGCGTCCATTTAACCAGGTCCACACCCTCCATGCCGTCGAACGCCATGGCTCAGGTGCCCACACGATCAGAGTGCAGATCACGATCACGAGCGCTGGCGGGATCAGCTCGATCCAGCAGCCGGATGACAACATCGCCCATCCCCCCTGCCACCAGCAGCTGCCCAACCAGCAGCGCGTGAATCATCGCCATGGTCGGCTGCCATTGCGCCACCGTCATCGGCCCGAAGCCCAGTCCGAGCATCAGCACCATCTTGCCGATCGAGAACAACAGCACCGCCCTTGCCCGTTGCGACACCCATCGGCACCAGCAGGCGACCATGCACACCGCCAGCAGCGCCTCCAGCAGCAGCATGGCCAGCACCACGTCGAAGCGCTCCGAAAGGCCGTGCGTGATCGGGATGGAAGCTGTCAGCACCGCCAGCAGCGAACCCGCCGTCTCGTCTGGACGGCGCGCGAATCCGATGACCGCCACGGCCACCAGCACCAGCGGAATGACGATATCAATCATCGCCGGGAGGCACCTTCGGGCCGGTGATGTTGGCGACCACATCGGGCGACATGCCGGCGGCACAGCCATGCTCTGCCACGCCATCGGCCAGCGCCTGGTGCAGCGCGCCAATCGCCTCGCCCTGCTCGTCATGGTCTGCCTGCATCCGCTCCAGGCGCTTGCCCGCCTTGCGATGCCGGGCCTCGATCGCCCGCAACTGTTCGCGGATTCGTGTCGCCATCTCATCCATGGTCGCTTCCTTTCGTTAACCACCCAGCATCGTCAGGCCAGGCCAAGCTGTTCGACCGCAGCGCGGCCATATTGCTGAAGCTCGAAGATGCCGGGGTGATTGCCGCCTGCGCCGATATTGGTGGAGCACAGCGCTTCGGCGGGCATGCCGATCGCACCAAGATTGCGATCATCGGCCAGAGCAGTCGTGCTGATGAGGGCCGCGCCTGAGTCCATGGCGGCGGCTTCCAGAGCGTCGCAGGTGTAGCGCCAGTTGCTCACACTTTCGTCTGCGTGAGGCCGGGGGCAACCCATGACGATCGGGATTGCACCCTCTGCCTGAAACTGCCCGACCATGTTGACGATGTTTGCATAGGTCGAGGTGCTGCCGCGTTCGTTCATGCCGAAGGCGATCACGACGGCATCAAGTGATGCAGCCAGCGGCACGGCGATGCGGGCAGGCCACAGGCCGTTATTGTCGCTGTTCGCGCTGGTCGTCCCACCGATGCCGTAATTCAGATAATCGACAACATCAGCGCCCGCGAGCGCATCAAGCGCTGCCTTGATCGACCAGTTCCAGCCAATCTTGGTGTGGACTTGGCCGGACCCGTCGCCGAAATCGAACAGCGGCAACAGCGCGAGCGTGTCACTGGGATAGGCCGAGAAATAGACCGATCGCCTGTCGCGCCATTCGCCATTCGCCGCGTATCGAACCGCCGAATCGCTGGGCGCGCCCGTCTGCAGGGCAGTGATGCTGTCGCCATAGCCGCCCCAGTTGATCGCATCGCCGCGCATCGCCTTGCCGATGACGGGGCGCAACAAGCCGCGATTGCGCTCGACATGACGCGCCATGTTTCCTTCCTGCCCGATCTTGATCAGGCCACGGTACTGCGCGCAATTGACCGCCCCGACCGCGCCACTGTCGCGGACTACCGCGCGGGCAAGCAGGACCTTGCCGGCAGGCGCGGCTGGTAGATACTCGATCGTGTCGAGTTCCTCGTCGCGCTGTTCGGTCGCCTCCGTCGAAATCGCCCCGGTCAGCCGGTCAGCGTAAACTCCGAACGCCCATTCCTTGCCAGCAGCAGCGGCGGTGAATGTCACAGTGTCACTGACAGCCACCTCATTGCCGTTCGCAAACAGCTTGCCCGAGACGGTCAGATTGTTGCCGACCAGAGCTACATCAACGCTGGCACTGCGGAACGGATCAGCCTTGACCGCTCCGGCTCCGGTATCGAACAACTCGGTCGTCACCGCAAAGGCAGGGCGGATTCCGATTTGCGGAATGGCCAGCCATTCACCTGCAGCCTGACCCGCGAACCGATACCAGCCATATTGATATTGCTGGGTCGCACCGCTGACCGGACCGTGCGACAGGTTGTTGTACTGGGGAACATCCGAACTATCGACGGCAACCACGTCGAAGATTAGCAGCGTCCCGGCAGCTCCACGCTGGCCCTTCAGGGGGATCTCTGCAATGCCACCAACGCCGGCCACCAGGCCCACTTCCGCAAGCGTGAATTCGCGCGTGTCGATGACGGTATCACCGGCATTGCCAGGCTGGCTGTTCAGCCAGGCATCGGTGCTCAACCTGCTTGACCGCTTGACGATCACGCTGACTGCGCTCGCGCTGTCCAGTGTTATCGGCACCAGCAGCTTTGATAGCGGCGTATCTGCGGGAACATCGGCACCGCACATTACAGCAACCGCCAGATTCGTGCTGTCGCCGGTGCCATATGCGCCAGCGACTGGCCGATCGACGACGGTGCTCTCCACCGTTTCGAAGCTTGCATCGATCTTTGCCTGGGCAAAGTTCAGAGGCACGAACAGGGCAGCGGCTTCGTCGGCGCTGTCGGCGGCGGCAGCCGCTGCCGCTTCTGCGTCATCCAGCAATGGCTGCACCAGCGCTGCTGCAGCCGAAGAAAACAGATCGAACGGACCTTCCCAATCGCCGACCGTGGTCGCGCCATCTTTCTGATACAAACCATTTTTCAACGGATCTGCGTCAGCAAAGACTAGAGCGAACAGATTATCAGCCGGCACCAGATCAGCGAACAGCGCAGCCTGCGTGGCGTACACGCGATCACCGACAAGCGCCGACACCGTACCTGTGGCCAGTCCAAGATTGGCCTGCCGCAAACCGGCTTCCAGTCCGCTCAGATATGCCCGCAGCGCGGGCATGTCGACATTGTTGCCATCCCGCAGGATGGCATTGATCGTGGTCATATCTGGCCTTTCGTTCAGCTTGTCTGGAATCAGGGCTCGAGCGCGGCGATGCGCGCTTCAAGGGCGGCCAGCGCCGCCGCATCATAGCTGCCCACAGCACCCGCCGTGGCGGCACTGTCGGCAATCGTTTCGACAGGGTCGGGCGTGGCCACCGTCGCACTGCCGGACTTCGGCTTGTAATCCTCGACGGCGAAATCGTAGATTTCCGGGTTCTCTTCGCGCAGCAGCAGCGACACGCCGAAATCCTGCCCCAGCTGCCAGTCATCGACGCAGAAGGCATAGTTGCCCAGGCCATAGCGCGCGGTATCGATCGTCACCGTCTGCATCGCCTGCACCGCCAGCCCGCTGAAGTTCATCGGCCAGTTGACCCGCTTCTCGCACTGGCCGCGCCGCAGCATGATTTCCAGCACCCGCTGCCCCTGCGTGTGGCTGGTGATGTGCGGCAGCTCGTAGTCGGCCTGCACCACATCTGCCTCGCTGATGCTGCGGGTCGGCACGGGTTGCGGCTGATAGAGATTGTCCGGGTCGATGAACGTTCCGCTCACCTCGGTGGCAAACTGCTCGGTCTCCAGCAGCAGCGGCAGGCTGAACCCGCCGGTCAGGTCCTCTTCCTTCAGCGAGGCCGTGGCCGGCACCCAGTAACCGGGCCGCATCCAGTACACCCCGCCGATGCACGCATGCTGCCCCGCCATGCACGCGACCAGGCTGTCGCGGATCGCGCTGGGCTGCCCACCCGTCTCGATCAGCGCGTTCAGCGTGTAGCGCTTTTCGGTGCCGCTGTCGGGCAGTTCGACATCCTCGTCGCAGATATTGGTCCAGGCGCTCAGCAGCGTGTCATCGGGTATCTCGTCGGCACTCGCCCCGAACCCGCCTTCCTCGCGCGGCAGCTGCAGCCACCAATAGGCGGCAGGCACGGCTAGGTCGGTCCAGCCCACGCTGTCGTCGCGCGGATCGCGGATCTCGTCGGCCCCCTCGATCTCGGCGCTGATCGTGGGCATCCCGGCCTCGATCACCGCCTTGGTCAGCTTGAACTTGGCATAGATTGCGGCGACGCCCCGGCCCCGGTGGTTGCTGGTCCATTTGCCGTCGCACTCGGCCACGAACGTGCTGTTCGCCGCCTGGTCGGCGGTGCCGCGCTGGAACCACAGCCACGCCGCCCCGGCATAAGGCCCGCTGGTCACCATGCCGCTGCCGTCGACCGTGACCACCTCGTCACCCAGATACCAGCGCGCCACGCCCTGGCAGCGATGCCCGGCACAGGCGAACACGAAATAGCGGAAAGTATCGCTGCCCACCTTGCGCGGGTGAAAGAACACCATCGGGCCGCCGACCCGCCGCCTGCCGATCACGATGCTGCTGTTCGAATTCGGGTTACGGAAGTTGATCGGCTGTGTCTTGGTGCTCGGGTTCGGTGCGAGCTGCTGGATGATCAGGCCACCCGCCAGTGACAGCGTTGCCGCAACCAGCCCTGTCGCCGCCGCCGTTGCCAGGGCCGTCGCCGTGGTGGTGCCGATCGCAGTCAGGAATGCCGCACCCAGAGCAGGCGCAAAGGCGGCGACAGCAACCGCCAGGGCCACCGACGCCACCAGCGCCAGAACCTTTTTCCCCATCAGCCACCCATCCATCTTGTTACAGGCCAGGCAGCATCTGCGTCGGCCAGCGGAGCCATGACACCGCCATAGAACTCGCACGCCTCGCCCCGGCAGATGCCCATCGCCCAGCCACTGCGCACCAGATCGCCGCGCCTGGCTGAGCGGATCGGCACCGCTGCGCCATGCACGGCACAGACCACATCGTGCATTGATCGCGCACCAAGCCGCCGCATCATCGCCGCCCATTCTGCAGGGCGGCGAGGCGAGGGGCCGACAATGTCGCAGATATCCCGCCCCGTCGCCTCCAGCACCGCGCTTCGCCAAAGGTCACCGCAATGCGATGACCAATCAGGATCAGGCCCACAATGCCTCACAGCGGGTCCTGCCGACCCTTGGCCCAGAGGATAGATACCTCGCTCAGCCGTGGCAGATATTCGAAGAACCGGTCCCCCGGATATTTGCGCTGCTGATACTCGTCGGTATAGCGCTTCACCGCAGGGCGGCGCTGGTCAATCTGTCTGCTTTCGCCGATCGCGGTGACCGTGATCGAGCTGCCCTCATCGAGGATTTCATAGCCCTGCAGCGTGCCCTTCCAGATCCGCTGGTGGCCGATGACCGTCTGGAAATCCAGATCGAACGCACCCGCATACATCTCATAAGTCACGCCCCGCACCGCCTGGTCGGCAATGTCGAGGGCGAATTCGCTGGGCACTTGCAGCAAGGTCGCCCGCACACCGCTCGCGCTGCCGCTCACCGACTCGCCGATCGTGTCGATGCTGGCAATGCCGTGAATCCCCAGAAACTCTTCGCCGCCCAGCACCATCTTGCCACGCCCGGTGAACGCGCGCACCGGATCGGGGAAGTCGATAAACAAAGCAAGGAAAGGCCGGATGCCGCTCTTGATCAGCTCGGCCTCCAGCTCGGGCGGCAGCTCGCGGCTCATGGCAAATCCTCGATAAACTCAAGCGAATACTCGACCGCCGAATCCACCTCGCTGTCATTCGCGCCAGCATCCTCCGCGCTATCGGTGCTCAGCTTGAACGGCGTCGGCGGACGCATGGTCACTGCCTCCCCCACCTGCAGCGCACGCTCCAGCGGCGGATCGAAGGTCAGCGTGCAGCGCCCGTCGGCATCCGCCACCGTCGCCGTGTGAATGATGTGCGCCCGCCCGTCCCCGCCGAAATAGTCGCCCGTCCGGAACGTCCGCTCGCCGGGCAGAAAACCGCCGAACACGATCGAGGTCGCCCCCGCCGCTGCCGGTTCGTTCACCGGCTCTGCACCCTCGGGGATGAAGAACCGTTCGCCCAGGCGGAAGGTGCGCCCGCCGGTAAAGGTGTAGCTCTCGCCCGCAAACTGGCTGTAATAGCGCTTCAGCCCGACAGGATAGGGCCGCCGGAAATCCCACAGCAGCACGCGGTTGAACCCGCCCTGCATCTGCACGATCAGCGAATCCATCCGCCCGCCTAGCGCCCCGCGCCCGGCAGCGCCGTTGAACCCGCCACGAAACGACAGGCGGCAGACCCAGACCGGCTTGCTCAGCAGATAGGTTTTGCGCGTGCGCGTCAGCGGGCTCTCCGGCCCGCCGACATGCGGGCGGAGATAGAAGGCTACGCGGTACGGGCGCAGATCCGTCGGCCACTCGATATCTGCCATTAGCGCGCACTCCGGCGGCGAGCCTGGTTCATGGCATCCATGGTCGAACGCTTGGTCGCCTCGGCAATCCGGAACACCTCGGACCGTGTGGCAAGGTCAATCGCCCCGCTGAAATTTACCGTCTGGTTGACCACCGGGGCACCGCCACTGTTGCCGATGCTTGCGACCAGCGGGTTGGGCATATTTGCGAGACGGCTGTTGGGGATGACCTGCGAGCCGCGTGGCAGATTGACCAGCTCCGGACCGCGCTCGCCGACCAGGGCCAGACCTCCGGGGGCACTGTTCGTGCCGGCGGCATAGCCGGGAATCTTCAGCGCCCTGCCCAGTGGCGCGAACACGAACGCCTGCAGCGCCATGCTCAGCAGCTGTTTGCCAAAATTGGCAGCCGCATCCTCGAGCGATTGAAACCCGAGGATCGCGCCCTCCAGGTTGCGCGTCAGCCCGTCGAACGCCAGCCGCTGCGCCCCTTCCATATCCTCGAACGCGATATCCCATACTGATCGAAGGTCAGGTAACTTGCTGGCCAGCTTCTCAACCTCGGCCTCCAGATTGGCGATCAGGGGGATGTCGGCATTGTCGATAGCCAGCGCGTCGTTCAGCTGCTCTTGCTTGATCCGCGCGAATTCGGTTTGCAGTGCCAGGGCTCGCAGGTCATCACTGGCCGCGCGATACTGCTTGCGCTGCAACTCGGTCCATTTCGCGCCATGCTCCTGCTCGATCCGCAGAGCCTCGGCGCGCATTCTGGTATCGATGATCGTGACGCTGTCCCACTGCTCATTCAGTGCAGTGTATTCCATCCGCGCCTCTGCGGTCCGTCGCGTCAGATCGGCCATCGTGCGCGCAAAGCTATCAACCTCGCGGACGCCGCCACCACCGCCACCGGACCGACGCGGAACACCTCCGCCGCCGCCACCAGTCCGTGCAAGATTGCGCCGGATAGAGGCAGCAGTGGCAATCTGATTTGAGGCTTCAGCCCCGATGTTCAGCAGCGCGCCGACCCCGGTGCCAATCGGCCCACCTCGCGAAGGTTTCTCTTTGGCTAGCTGCGCTTCGCCGGTCAGCGCAAAGGTGACGAAGTTGCCGATCGCGTCAGCCGCCTGGCCCAGATAATCGACAGCATCGGCGGCCATGATCGCAAGATAATATTTCGACGCTTCCGAAAATCGACGCAGCGACTCTTCAGCATCCGCCAATTTGGTGATCTGGTCCTGAGAAAGCACCGTGCCGAAATCACGGACATTCTGCTCCGCCTGCTTAAGCGCAGCACCATTGTCGGCTAGGGCTGCGGCCATCTGCGGCCCGACCTTGCGACCGAATATGTCTATCACGGCGCTGGCAAACTCGGCCTCAGTGGCAAAGCGACCGCTGCTGGCGGCGATCGCATCCAGCAGTTCGTCGGTTGAATCGATCTCGCCGCTCAGGATGCGCGCGCTGATCCCCATCTTGTCGAGCGCCTTGGTGGCGGTATCCTCGACGCCGGTCTGCACATCGCCCAGCGTACCAACCAGACGAAGCATCGACTTGGTGAACATGTCACCATCGATGGCGACAACTTCAAATGCCTGCTTGAGCGTCTGAAAGCGCTCAACCGTCGTGCCTGTTTGATTGGCAGCGTCGTCAAGATCAGCAGCCAGCGTCAGCACGCTCATACTCAGGTCCTGGACAGCACCGATGCCGACGGCGATGCCCAGGCCAGCCAGACCGCCAGCCAGCGCACCAAAGCCCTTGCTTACACTGACAAGCCCAGCTTCGATCCTACTGCCGCTCGCCGTCGCGTTCTGCTCGAACTTCTTCAGCTCGCGATTGCCGCGCGCCAGCTCCTTCTCCAGCTTGGCCAGGCGCGCGTCGATATCGACGACAATGCCGCCAATTCGGGTGGTCATCCGGCTTGCCTTTCAGGATGGCGCTGCGCAGGATGCGCGCAGCAGGAGGTGTGACGATGAAGACGGTTCTGATCTTGGGGCTGGCATGCAGCCTTGCAGCTTGCTCCACGCCCGCCGCTCGCCGCGCCGATCCGGCGCGACTGACGGTGGAAACCGGCAAGACGGTGAATGATTTTGCCGCGTGCTTTCTGGATTTTTACCAGGACAGGCAGGCGCGTCCGACCTTCACCCCACGTCCGCAGGGCGGGTCGATTGAGTTCAACATATCCAGCTTTGCGACCAGCTACACCACGGCGCTGGTGGACATCACCGACGTAGGCGAACGCCGCCGTGTGCAGTTCTTCGCTCAGAGCAACGACAAGGATGTAGCGCAGCAGATCGACAGCTGCGCGCGCTGACAGGAGCCAGACAATCATGTTCAAGGCCACCATCATCATCGCCGCTATCGGCGCCGTGTTTGGAGTGCTCACCCTTTTCCTGACCTTGGCCGCATCCAAGGGCGCGCCTCAGGAAGCCGCTGGCGCTGCCATCGCCTTGGCATTCACGATCATTCCTTATTGCATAAACGGACTGATCTGGCGCGCGCAGATGCTCAAACAGCACAAGCGGGAACCGTGATCAGTTAAGGTTCGGCGGTGATGGCAAGCTGCTCAGGAACGTCATCAGCTGCTCGGTCTCGTCATCGACATCATCGTGTTCCTGTGGCGGCTCCCACATGAAATCACTGACCCTCGCCGGCGCCTGATCCTTGCCACGCTTTGCGTTGAAATACAGCGCCGCCAGCTGGCCAATACGCCAATCCTCTCGCGCCGGGCCGATCGGGTACAGCGCTGCATAAGCCTGCCACTGTCGGAACTCCGGCACCGGCATGGCATCGACCTCCCCGAGCGACTTGCCGAGCGCAAGCGCTAACTCGAAGCGGAACGCGAACCCCGGGTCTTCGAGGATCCGTTTCCCAGTGCTTTGGCATCGGGATAACTGAGCGCAAGGATGTCGCTGTAGACTTGCTTAAGCGAGCCCGCGCGCAGGCTGCCAAGTTCTTCCTTGGTGAACACGGGTTGGCCGTGGCCGTCAATAATGCAGGCCGCGCAGATTGGTATCGCCCCTTTGCTCAGGTTTTCTGAAAGGTACGCCGCCTCTTCGGTGCCGGTAAAGGCGCGAATGTTCACTTCCTGCCCCAGCAGCGTGCTGGTTGTGGGCGCCGGAAGCGCGCCAGCGGCCAGCACCGCCGCCTTCATCTCAGCGATACTGGTCATGCGGCAGTCACCTGGGCAGCGGTTTCGATCTTCACCGCGAACGTGCCGGTGACAGAGGCATCAACGCCCGCATCGCCCGATTCGCCCAGCACCCAGCAGGTGCCATATTTGACCGTGCCATCGCTGAACGTAATGCGATACCACTTGCTGATCGCCCCCATCAGCGCGGCCATCATCTTCTGCTGGCCAGCATCGCCAAAGATACGCAGGCAGGCGACGTTGATCGACCCGCCGCGCAGGATGCCGGGGATGTTGGTTTCCCAGTCATCCTCGAGCGCGGTCACGTCGATGCCGTTGCGGCTGACATCGGGAATCGGCACGCCCGTGGTGCGGCCGACATTCGTGAAGCTCTCGTCAGCATAGGCCACCGTTTCGGCATCGCCGTTGCCGATGGCAAAGATGGTGCCTTTGGCAGGCAGGCCTTTCACACTCATGGGTCAGTCTCCCGTTTGAAATTCGATGCGGTAATCGTGTTGCACGCTGTGCAGGTTCGCTGCCGGGTCGAAACCCTGGTCGCGTTCGTCCATGATGAAGCTGGCCAGCATCGTGATGCCCGACCAGTTCTGCATGATCTGATGGTCCATCCGCGCCTTGACCGCCGTCTCCAGCGCAGTCAGATCGTCGACGTTGCGCGCGAACAGATCCAGCTGCCACAGCGATCGATAATACTCGGTCGGGGCATCCAGCGTCATGCCGTCCTGCGCGCCCGAACTGACCCGCAGGTACAGGATGCGCGGGCTCTGCGCCTCGGCATCCGCTTCCTGCGGAAACACCCGGTCCCCGATGATCGCGGCAATCGCCGGGTCGGCCAGCAGGTGCTGGCACAAGGCCGTCTTCATGTCGCTCATCGCCGCGCCAGCTTTCGCATCTGCCGCTCGAAATTGCGGCTTGCGGCCTTGGCCCAGATCTCCGACGCCCGGTCACCGCCCAGCTCGTCCAGCAGCGGGCGAAGGAACGGGTTGGCAGGCATGCGCCCCGTGAAACGCCCTGTTTTCTTCTGGGTGCGCGGCGCCGTGCCGAACTCGATCAGGTGCGTCAGGTTCGAGAACGGCCGCCGCAGCCCGACGACATAGCCCTTGGTCGCCCGCTTGGCAGGATCGGAATCCGCCCGGATCGCCTTCCTGACCGAACTCGGCAAGTTCGGGTTGTTCCGAATCGCCCTGACAAAAGCCATGGCCAGCGCGCGGTTGCCCGATCGCAGCACGTTCTGCTGCATCCGCACCGGGATCTGGTCCAGCGCCTGCTCCAGCTCTTTCAGGCCCAGCACCCGGGTCGGCATCACACGTTGCTCCCCAGGCGCTCGCAGATCAGGTCCAGTCCGACACGCCGCCCGAATTCCTGCACCGCCTTGATCTCGAACCGCTGGCCGTCGCTGACCACGAACTGGTTCACGCTGCTGACATCGCTGCGCCAGCGGATGCGGAAGACGATGGTTCCCGCGGGCTGGTCCGACCCGGCGGAGAACACCTCGCTCAGCCGCTGTTCCATGCGTCGCGCGCGCGTGCGCGCGATGCGCGGCCCGTCCTGCAGGGTCACCTGGCCGTTCCCGGCCTTGACCTTGACCTGCTGGATGATCTCGATCACGCGGTCAAGATCACCGGCAGGCAGGACGGGCTGCATGGCGCGCGCCTCTTAGGCCGAGTCGCCGACGATCAGCAGGTCATAGCTGACCGGGGTTCCCGATCCGCCATTGGCGACCTTCAGGATGTCGCCCGTACCGGCAGTGACGGCAAAGCCCGTCGCGCCGAAATCGGCCAGCACCAGCACGCCACCCGGCGGAACCTTGACCGCATCGGTCGCATCCCCGAACGGCGCGGCCCAAGCGTTCGACGCAGCACCGCCCACCACCACGTCATTGGTGTTGCCGGCAGCTGCCACGACGATCAGCGCCTTGATGGAGGCGAAGGTCAGCGTGTTGCCCAGCGCATCGGTCAACCCGCCGGCAAGGTCCAGATTCTCGGTCGCAGAGGCTGAGAGCGTGCGCGTGTCGGTGAAGGCCAGATCGGTCTGGCCATCGCCCGTGCCCGTCGAGAATGGGCGCGCGACCGTGTAGTTCACATTCTGCTCGCGCGATCCGATATCGGCGGTGCCCGAAAGCAGCGCCTGCAACGTGATCCGGAGCGAACCGGAAAGAGCCATGGTATCCTCCTCAGGGTGATGGAGACACGGTCAGATGACCGGCATCCGGAATTGATCGCACAGGAAGCGAAAACCCAGCGGCAGCTCGCCGCCGATGCCGGTGACCAGCACCGCCTCACGCTGGGCATAAAGATGCGCCAGCATGAAGCGCGCAGCCTGCACCAGCGCGGGCGGGCGGTTGGCGGCGGTGTAACCGGCGGTGAAGGTGACGGTGACCGGGCCGTAGCTGGTCGGCCAGGCGGTGTTGAGCGCGGGCAGCAGGTTGCCTAGCACATCAAGCCGCCAGCCACCGGCGCTGATATCAGCAGCTTCCCCCGCGCTGTCGATATACGAGACACCGGTCACCACGACCGAAGCGGCAGGACCGATGCCGGCACGCATACCAGGACCGAAGTCCGCAAAGCGCGCGACAATGCCCGTCGTTTCGGCCAGACGGATGTTGCAATATTTCTCGACCGCATCGATCGCCGCATCGCGCAGCACCTCGATCAGCGGATCATCATCCGCAAAGTCGGCATCCACCCGCAAATGCCGCTTCGCATCCGCCAGCGGCAAGATGCCCTCACCATAGCCCCCGCTGATCGCGATAGGGTTCAGGGTGAAAAGCATGATGCCACCAGCGGATGGAGGGACAGGATCAGGCGACGATTTCGTCGACGGTCGCCGAGTCGCTCTCGTCGGCCTGACCCTTGACCGGATCAAAGCCCAGCACGATGCCGCCGGCATCCGACGTTGCCGTGCCGACGGTCAGCGACAGCCGCACATGCGTGAAGCCGTTGTCGATATCCAGATCCTGCTGAAAGCAGTTGATGATCGCCTGCTTGTCGCTGTCGGTGCCCGCCTGGGTCAGCTGGGTGATCGCCTTGCCGGTGATGTCCTTGGCACCCGTGCCGCTGGAATCGCTGGCCTGTTCCAGCTTGGCATCCAGCGTCGCGCTGCTGCCCAGGGTGCCCGCCATGACGATCGCCATAATGGCGCCGAACTTGGCCATATCGATCCAGCCCGTGGTGACGGTGCTGGCACTGGTTGCATCGGGATCGATCACGCCGACAATGGCGACACGATCCGAAGGCTTTACGTTTCCGAACATGATGTTCTTCCTTTCGCTTCAATCGCACCATCGGCGGCGGGCAGAGCTAACCGCCCGCCGCCTCAGGGCGACCCTTCAGGGATGGGGTTGGATCAGGCGCGCTCGGCGATGGTGACGAAGTGCGACTTGGTCGAGCTGCTGTTCGGCACCGAGACCGGAGCCGACAGCACCGGCTGACCGCCGATCCGGAAGATCCACCGGAAGGCCCGGATGTTGTAATCGAAGAACAGGTGGATCGAGTCGGCGAAGGTGACGCCGTTCTGCTTGCGGAAGGCTTCATACCCGTTCGGGTTGACGAACTGGATATCGCCCTTGTCGCCCAGCGTCTTGGCATGCTCGGTGAACAGGATCGGGCGGCCGAGCAGGATGCCGCCCGGCGAGACCGCATAGTTCGGCTGCCAGATCGGCTGATTGCCGATGGTCAGCGTCATCAGCTGCGGCAGCACGTCCGAGTTGATGATCCAGCTCGCCTGGGTCGGATTGATCATCCGGGCAAAGGCGCCCGCGATGTTTTCCGCCACCACCGTGTCCGCAGCCTGGCCGCTCTTCTTCGCCTGGGTAACCAGCGCTGCCGAGTTCATCCAGCCCTGCGGCTTGCCGACACCATCGCCATAAATGAATGCATCGCTCGCCTTCCACCGGATCGCGGCAGCCGCCTTGCGGGTCAGGAGGTTCGAAAGGCGCGGCGCGTCTTCGAGCAGCTCTTCGGTGGCCAGCACGAACGCATAGAGCTCGTGCAGCTGCGTCTCCCGCGGCGTGACGGCAGCCTGGCTTGCCACCATCTGAGTCCCTTCCGAACGCCATGCTGCCTGCACGCCGCTCGTGCCCCAGGGCGTGGTTTCGTCACCCAGCCCGACGACGCGATTGCTCGAGGTCGGATCAGGCACGATGAAGTTCATGAACGGATCATCTTCGCCGAAGACCAGATCGACAATTTCCTGACGGAACTCGGCAGGCACCAGATAGCTGCCTGCGCTGTCACCAGTTTCAGTGTGGAAGTTAGCAGGTGCAGCGAGACGCTCGTCGCGATGAAAGCTTGCACCCGCTGCCGGGTTGGCGAGGCGCACCGCCGTGGCAAACTCTCCGAGATTGCGGAAGCCATCGTTCGACAGTTGCGACTTCGGCTGCGCAGGCACGGTGGCGACGGGCTGCACGGCACCCACCGAATCAACGCCGATCTGCACGGCACTGGCCAGCAGGGCTTCTGCCGACTTGATGCGCGCGATCTGCTTGTCGAGCGCAGCCTGGTCGGCATCCTGCGCCGCCTGTTCTTCTGCCGTCAGGTCGCGATCTTCATTGATCGCGGCTTCAAGCCGAGCCTGCATCCGCGCACTGGTCGCACGCGCTTCAGCTCGCATAAGGGCCAAATTCATAAGAATCTCCTCTAGGTTGGCCGTTTGGTGGGCGCGTGCGCCCGTTGGCGACATGGACCGCCCATGCCGCTTGCATCCCGCCTGCTGGCGGAAAGGTTCAGATATCGATCGTCAGGGTCTGCAGTTCGGCCCGCGCGCGCATCAGCTTCAGCCGCGCATTGGGCTGCGAATATTTGGCGACCACATCGCGCAGCGTCATCACGCCGTCGATCACGCCGGCGACAGCTGCACGGCTTGCCGAGAAGGTGCGGCCCTGCCCGTGCACCGCCGCGACCTCGCCCGGCTTCATGCCACGCCCGCGCGCGATGGCCGCCAGGAACGCCAGGTTCATCTCGTCGATCTCGGCCTGCATCTCGGCCCGGTCCTCGTCGGACAGCGGGGCATAGGGGTGCCCGGCGATCTTCTCGGGCGACGACGCGATCAGCGTCGTCTTCATGCCGATCTTGTCCTCGAAACCCGACATGTCGACATGACCACCGCGAACGCCGACCGAACCGACCTCGCCGCTGGTGGTGGCATAGAACGCGCTGGCCTGCGTCGCCAGCCAGTGCGCAGCACTGAAGGCATAGCTGTCCGCGACCGCAATCACGGGCTTGCTCTGCCGCGCCTCAAAGATCGCATCGCCCGCTTCGGCGGTGCCGATCACAAGCCCACCGGGGCTGTAGATCTTCATGATGATCGCCCCGATCTTCGGATCCGCGGCTGCTTCCCGCACGGTGCGCGCAATCCAGTTCGTGGACGTGCCAGACCAGCTGCCCATCGGCGACAGCGGCCCGTTGATTGCCATGATGAAGGTCGATCCTTCCTTGATCGGGTCAGGCTGTTTCGGCGGCGCCGCGGCGCTTCCGCTGGCCAGCGCAGCCAGCGCGCGCAGCCCTTGCGGCACAACCGCGTCCAGGCTGTGCTGCGCCAGCAGCTGCGCCAGCGCGCTGGTCTCCATCGCCCAGAGCGTGCGCGGGCCAATCATCTCGTGCATTCAAGCCTCCGGGTCCATGATATCTTCCACCAGCATGCGCCGGGCATCTGACCGGTCCTGCGGTGCGGTCATGCCACCCGACATGGTGTCGGCGGCACGGTTGCTGTTCAGCGGCGAGGTGGCATCGTCTGCCCAGTCTTCGTCGAGCCTGGGCATTCCAAACCACTTGGTACGCAGCTCGTTGACCGACATCACCGAAGCGGTGCGTGCCAGCACCGCATTGCGCCACTGGGTCGCACTGTCGCCGCGCAGCATGCCGTCAAGGTTGAAGTGCATCTTCACCTGACGACGCTGATCGGCAGTCAGCAGCCGCTGCTGCACTGCCTGCTCGAGGCGGCGAGCCCAGGGCCGCACCGTGTATTTGACGAACGCCAGCGCCTCTTGCTCGTGCGTGCTCGCACCGCCGCCATCCTCGCCGATCATCGACCGGGGGATATGCCAGTAGCGCGCGAGCTCCAGCGTGCGCTGCTTGATCAGCTCCTGCAGCTGAGAATCGGAATTGTTGGAAACGACGCTCTCGTACTTCATCCCGTCTTCCAACACCGGCGTGCCGCCATTCTTCCAGGCGGCCACCCCGGCCTTCAGCTTCACGATGGCCTCATCCGACAGCTTATGGTCGGTGCTGAGGATGCCGCTCAGCCGCGTGCCGTTCTGGAAGAACGTGCGGCCCTGCTGCTCGAGCGACAATGCAAAGTCGATCGACCCCTTGGCCATCTTCCAGGGCGTCATCGGCTTGGCACAGGCATCGGCTAGGCCGCTGATCCAGAACACGTCGAGCGGCGAAAGATACCGCAGGATCTTGTTGTCATGCGAATAGGTCAGGGTGAACCAGCGTTCATCCCAATCCATCGTGATGCGCCTCGGCTCCAGCGGCCAGATCTCCGGGCCGATCGGTGAATTGACCGGCTCGGCAAAGGCCTGCCCCGCCAGCGCCGCACGGAACAGCATGCACGACCAGAATTCGTCGCCGGTCTGCAGCATGTTCGGGCGCTCGTCGAGCAGTTCGGCCAGCGCGAAATCAAGTACCGGCTTCTGGTCGGCATCGCGGAATTCGCGCGGCAGACTACCCACCGCGATCGCGATGATCGACGTGCAGAAATACACCGCCGACACCCGCGCCGCCGCCTCGGCCGATCCGGCGCTCGAAGAACCGCCCAGCGCCATCCAGATCGCTTCACCCCAGTTGCGACCGTCCACAACGTTCTCGGGCACGGCAGGCCCGGCGCTGGGCCGAATGAACCCGGCTCCGGCGGGCGAGGGCAGGCTGGTGCCCCGCGACGGGCTGTAATAGTCCGCCGCAGTCATCAATGCGCCTGCCATACCACCTCACACAATAACCAGATCACGGTCTTCATAAACCGACCGCTTCGAACCACCCGCCACCGGGTTGCGTTCCAGCAGCTTAACCGCATTAAACCCCGCAATCAGCGGGTCGATCTTGCACTTGCCGGCGGCTTCCTTGGTGATCAACACGGCATTGCCGCGCTGCTCCGCCTTGGCATTGCCGACACAGAACGCCATCAGCCGCCCACCCATATGCGCGGCGGTGCGGTTCTGCAGCTTCCGCTCGAGGCTCCAGACCGCCGATGACAAGCGAAAGCCTTGGCTGACCGCCATCATCTGGTCCTCGGTAATCTCGCGATTACTCAGCTCGTCCAGCAGGACACCTATGCCCTGCGGGTCCAGCCCGATCGCGCACTTTTCCGGCAGAAGCCCGCTGGCCGCTACCTGCTCCACAATATCGGCGACGCCCTTGATGTCCTCGTCGCCGTCATCCCAGAAGGTCAGGTGACCGTCATCGGCAAAGCCCTGCAGCTCGGCCGCGATGACCTTGCGCAGTTCCAGCACCGATCTGTGCGCCCAGGCATGGAACCAGAACAGCCACCTCTGTGTGTCCCGCTCCCGCCCCGCCACGCACAGGCCCAGCAGATCGTCCAGCCCGCCACCATCGACGCCGACCACAGCGACCTCGCACCGTGCCAGCAGATCGTCCAGCGATTGCAGGCGGGTGTCCGCCGAGTCTTCCCAATGGTCCGCACCGCGCCAGCGCTCGCTGTGCAGGCCCAGGCCGATCTCTATGTTCAGATGCTGGGATGCCCAGCGCCTGATTTCTTCTTCACCCTTTTCCTTGGCGCTGGCATAATCCGCCTCGAGCAGAGACAGGTGGCAGGACCGCCCCAGATTGGGCAGCACCATGTGCCAGGTCTTGCTGTTCTCCCATGGCCGGTTGCGGTCGGTCTGGAACTCTTCCGGAAACTCGTACAGCACCGGCAGCATGTTCGCGGCCACACCGGTCACCCGGCCATCCCTGATAGCCCGCGCAATCTGCAACTCGTTGCGGAACACCCCGGCAGGTGGCTGGTCGGACTGGGTGGTGATCATCACCATGAACCCGTCCAGCTTCGCCACCAGGCCGCCGCGCAGCTGCCCCAGCACCCGCGCCGCATAGGGCATCTTCCCCAGGATGTGCACCTCGTCGATCAGCAGCCCCTTGGGAATGCCTCCGGTTGCCACCTTCTCGTCGAACGTCTGGATCTTCAGGAACGACTGCGTCCGCAGATCGACGATCGTCTTCAGGTGTGACCGTATCAGGAACCGCTTGCGCAGCACCGGATCGGCCTCGATCATGCCCGCCGCCTGGTCGAAACCGCGCTGCGCGATTTCCTGTGTCGGGCCTAGCATGTAGTATGGCTGCCTTGGGACCGGGTCCATCAGCAGCGCGGTGACCATGATTGCGCCGCCGCCCGTGGTCTTCGAATTCTTCTTCGGCACCAGCACCAGCGCCTCGCGCACCCGGCGCACGCCTTCGTCGTCGATCGAGCCAAACAGAGCCGCGACAACATCCCGCTGCCAGTCGCCTGCTGCATCCCTCAACCGGGGCTGGTCTGCCACGTCTGGCAGCCGCAGATTGTTGAATATCCCTACCGCGCGGCGGACCAGCTCGGGATCCAGCGGCAGCTCGGGCACCAGGCTGCGTCCGTCCTTCAATCGCTCTTTCCAGTCGGGGCAAGAAAAGTCCCAGGGGTCGCGCTCGGCAACCGCAGCGATCAGTTCGGGATCAGGCCTTCCCATTCACTGCCCTCTCCCGCGGTGCGTGCATCCAGCAGCCGCTGTTCCTTCTTGCCGAGCGGCGGCGTCTTGGACTCACGGCGCGGCGGCACGCGCATGCGGTCAAGGTCGCCTTTATCCAACCGCTCGAGCAGCTGCTTGACCGCAGCGGCGCTGCCCTTGCCGGCCTCGGTCCACAGCACGTTCAGCAGCGCCGCCTCGGCCGCGACCCGAGCTTGCTGGCGCTTTTCGCATTCTGGAAAATAATGCTTTTTCAGTGTCTTGGTGCAGATGCCCAGCGCGGCGGCGGCTTCGTCTTCGTCACGTCCAACCGCGAATAAGAGACTGACTTTATTGGCATTTTCCGTGGTGCGAACATGCGCTGGCCGCCCCCGCATCGTCCGACGCACAGGAACCGGGTGCCCGAACAAGTCGAACTCCCCCGAAAAATTGCCAACCACTGAAAAAAAACCTCCAAATGAGAGGAACGGCGGTTTCCCAGCCTCCAACCCTCCAGACTTTCGACCACCCCCCGGGTCACCCGGCGCGCCCGACCGCCCGCTTTGCCCGCTCCCGAGCCGTCTTCGCGTTGTGATGCGCGGTGCAATACCACTTCGCGCCGTCGAAGGGCGGGAAGTCCGGCCCACCGTCCTTGCGCTCGACCACATGGTCGAGGATCAACCGACCGCCAGCCCCGCACACACAGCACCACACGCCGCCATGCAGCGCGATAGTCCGCGCCCGATGCTCAGCCCGATAGGCCTTCCATTCAGGCGAGGCATAGAACCCCTCGACCGTCTTGGGCAGCGGCTTCAGCCTGGGCGGCGAGGCCTTCAGCCTGCCCGGCATCGCCTTCAGCCTGCCCACGCCACCAATCCCTTCACCATCCCCAAAACGCCAGCGGGCGGCAGAGCCGAAGCCCGCCGCCCGCTGAAGGTCAGGAGAGGATGTACCGAACCGAACCGCGCACCGCCTCCGGGATGCGCACTTCCCCAGCACATCTCCATGAATACCCCAATCGCTGCGCAAACGAACAAACTTTATTTCACTGCGCACTGTGAGAACCGCTTGACACGGTGCGCAGGCAGAATTCCTGACCTTCGCCCATTGACCGCCACCGCGACCCGCCGGATCGCCCGCTCATACCGCATCCGAAGCGCATCGCTGGTCAAATCCCGCTCCCCGAACACGCGCCACACATCGCTCCATGCAAAGCCGCCGCCCTCATGCTCGCGCTTGTGCCGCAGCACCAGGCCGACCAGCCTGCGATGCGCTGCAGGCACGCACAGCACCATCGCCCGCTCGCCCGTCAGCCACCGCTCGACATGCTCCACCTGAGCCCGCGACAGGCCGCCACCGCGCGGCACGGCCTCGCCATCGCCATAATCGCCCAGCCACGTCACCCGGATGATCTCGGGCATGCTCGATCGCTGCGCCGCCGAAAGCCAGCCCCGCTCCCGATCCGGCATCCGCGCCAGATACTCCATGGCATCCATCAACGCCGCCTCGACCTCGTCAAAGCTCAGCACATCCTCGCTCACCATCCCACGCACCCCTTCACGCTCAGAACCACCGCCGCGACCGACCCGGCCATCAGCACCCAGAACTCGACCCTGATCCGCCAGTCACCCCGCATTGGAAGCCTCCATTTCGCCAAACAGCCCCGGAACCGTCGATGGAAGGAAAGCTTCCAATCCCGAAACACCCGAAAAAACAAACAAGCTCAAAGGATTATCCTATCTGAATACCTTCCTCTCGGAAGGATATGGAAGGATGGAAGGGAAATAGGACTATATCCCGCATGTGTCTTTCCTGCGCGCATGTGCGCGGGACTTACCCGGATTTGCCTTCCAACCTTCCAAAGGCGCACCTCTCCCGCAGAAATCCGCGCTTTCTTCCCCTCCACCCCGGCAGATACCATCCTTCCGCACCCCTCCGCATGGAAGGCACAGCAGGGGCCGAAAGCCCGAACGGCCCTGCAAACCGCATCAATCCCACCCCGGAATGGCGTCCGGCGGTGGCGGCGGCGGCTCGGCCTCGCCCGCCTGCTCCCGGCCCCAATCGCCGCGTTCGATCTGATCCACATCCACCAGCGCCCGAATCCGCGTCCACCACACCCCGTTGCTGGTCACCTGCTCGAAGCCCTTGTTCTCCAGCTCCACCTTCATGCGCTTGAGCCCGATTTCGGACCCGCCTGCCTGTTTCGCCCAGGCGGTGTACATCTGGTGCAGCTCGCTTGATCGGACGCGCACCGTCTTCGGGTCGCCGCCGACCTCGCAACAATCGGCCAGGAAGCGGCCGACATCATCCTCGTCGCCGCGATATCGGTCGGTCGCCATGCGCACCTCGTCGGGCTCGATCAGGCCGTTCTGCAGCCAGTCGAGAATGCCCGTCACCAGCTGCGCGAATATGCCGTCCGCCTCGGCGCGCAGCTGCTCGGGCAGCGTGCGGTCGCGCTCCTCCTTCGGGATCTGCACCGACCATGGCACCATCTGCATGCGCCGCCAGATGCCGTCCGACTTGTCCTTGATCTTCGGCTTGTTGTTGCCGCTGATGGTGATCTTGAACTCGGGCAGAAAGGTGAAGAACGACTTGTTCAGGTGCCGCGCGTCGACAGGGTCGCCGCCGGTCACCATCTTCACCAGTCCTTCGTTCAGCACCGCGCCCGTGGAAGGTTCCGATACGCGCAGGAAGCGAACGCCCGGCAACCGGGCAAGGTCGGGGCTGGCCTGGTCGCCGCGCTTCTTCACACCCTGGTCCAGAAAGGTCTCGATCTGCGTCGATCCGGCATAGTCGCCCGCAATGTGCGCCACCGTCTCCACCCAGGTGCCCTTCCCGTTGGAGCCACCACCCCAGAAGAACGCCAGCTTCTGCTCGCCGATCTCGCCGGTCAGCGATAGCCCGCCCCATTGCAGCAGAAACCGCCGCATCGCCGGGTCTGGCTGCACCCGCTCGAGGAACGCCGACCATTTCGCGCACTGCTTGCGCGGATTGAACTCGACGCGCGTCACCTTGGTGATCAGGTCCTCGCGGCGGTGCGGATGCAGCACGGCGCGCCACGGGCCCATGTGCCACTCGCTCTTGCCCTCGGCGACCTCTTCGCTTGATCGCTTCTCGGCCTTGCGCTCGAAGCGCAGCGTGCCGTTCAGGCAGTTGATCGCCATGCGGTCGCTATCCAGCTCGCCCGGCGCGATCACCACCCCGGCGAGCGATTTCACGATGCCGGGGATCTTGTTGATCCGCCCACCATCCTCGCTCGATTTCGCCCAGCGGCGCAGCAGCTCGCTGAACGGCACCGCCTTCTTGCCATCGCCCACCAGAAAGTCGAGCCGGTCGCGCTGTTGCGCCTCGTGCACCAGCTTCTGCGATGCGTCCCAGTGCGGCTCGGGCGGCACCTTGAACCCGCTCTCGGCGATCAGGTCGGCCTCGTGGCCGATGCCGCGCACCGTGGCATGCACCGCCTGCATCACCCGCGCCGGCGTCTTGTCCTTTTCCTCGCTCAGCAGCTGCCAGCGGCGGCCGTCCCAGGCGAACCACCCGATTTCCTGACAGAAGCGGAAGGAATCGCCAAAGCGCAGCGCAAACCGCTCGGCATTGCCCAGGTCGGTGCGTGGCAGGAAGGCGCACGCCCGGTCCTTTTCAGGGTCCGCCGGCGTGACGATGCGACCGACCGGCGGCTTCCTTCCATCGCCATGGCCCTCGGCCACGCCTTCGGCAGGGGGCGCGGGGGCTGGCGAGGCACCGGCACCAGCGGCGCCAACGCCCTTGCCGGACCGCGCCTTGCGCCCGGATGTATCTGCTGCAGGGTTGCGAGGCATGGATCAGTCGGCCTTGCCCATGGCTGCGAGTGCGTCCATCAGGGCCAGCCAGTCGGTCGCGTGAAGCAAGACACCGCCCAATGCGACATCTGCGTTCTTGGCAGCGCGCTTGACCGCCTCGACCAGCGCGGATGCGTCTGGCTGTGGGGCGGCGCCGCCAGAGACGCGAGCCTCGATCATCTGCCAGACGGGTTCGTATTCAGGCCAGTCCTCTTCGACGACGACAGCGCGGATCGTGTGAGCGCCGATGTCATCCAGATACTCGCGTATATTGCGCTCTTGGCCGTCAGTCAGATGCTTGCGCTTGATGACGATATAACGGCGTTCACGCTGGAAAGTGTTATCGGTCATCGGTCTGTCCTCGTTCAAAACAAAGCGTCCGCCCATCCGCTGGGCTATGCGGGCGCAAACACGCCGATCGACTACGCCCAGCTGCGTCATTCCGCCGCCTCCAGCACCATTTCGGGCATCATTACCCGCACCGCCGGCAGACCCTGCCGCTCGGCCATTTTCTCTTCGACCACCGCCGCAAAGCGCTCGTCTTCGCACACGATCATCCGGTTCGGCCCCAGCGCGCGCAGCATCGCCATGGTCGCGGGCGTCCAGGCCAGCAGGCACAGCCCGTCGCCGCCCCCGCGCACCCATTGCAGCGGATTGGCATACAGCTTCAGCGCCGGGGCCTCGGCCCAGCCCGTCGCGCGCGGCGGCATCCAGGCATTGGCGCTCCACAGGTCCCAGCCCAGCATCACCCCGTTGCCACACCGCAGCGCCCAGCCATCGGGCAGCCGCGGGTCGAACGCCACCAGGTCGGTGACGATTCCGTCCTCGACCACCGGCAGGATGATCGCGATCTCGCCCGCCCCCTCGGCCAGCTCGAACAGGTCGCGGTCGCGCGAATAGCTCACCATCGCCCGCCCGATCTCGCCCGCAGCACACGCCTCGGCCAGCCACCGCGCCGGCACCCCCTGCTCGCGCAGGAACGTGACGGCTGAAAACCTGAGGCCATTGGCCGCCAGAAGCATCTGCGCACGCAGCCCCAGATTGTCGGGCGCAAACCGATCGATCATGCTGCTGCCCTCCCCGCGCACATCTCGGGCAGGTTCGCCCGCACCAGCGCCTCGGCGAGTCCAGGGCAGACGCTGTTGCCGATCTTGGCGATCTGGTGGGTCTTGGGCAGCTTGCCGAACTTGCGCGCGCCGCTGTCGGTCCGATACCAGCACTCGGGATCGAGGATGTAGCTGTCGGGGAAGCCCTGCGCCCGGGCCAGCTCGCGGGGCTCGAGCATCCGCATCCCGATATCGACCAGCACAAAGGTGACGGCATCGATCGTCACCGTCACCACCGCAAAGCGCGGCTTGACCGTGATCGTGTCGAGCGGCTGATCGACCGCCTGATATTGCCCGATCTCCGACCCGTAATATTTGACCAGGAAAGCCGCGACCTGCACCGCGCGGTCCATCACATCGGCAGGCAGCTCGCCCGCCTCGATCAGCGTGGTCTGCACCAGCTGCTGCTGTGTACCGCGCCCGGTGATCGTGCTGACCGGCTTGTCGGCGGCATGGCCGACCATGCCGGTATTGTGCTGGGCGAGGAAGGCGGCAACGGCGGCATGCTTGCCCCCGCCCGCCACGACCGTGCCCAGCGGCTGCTCTGCATTGATCGCGCGCGGGGCCTGCCCTTCCCGCTCGCCATAGCCGGTCTGGATCAACGTCGCACCTACTGCAGCATAGCCACCACCCGAGGCGGTCACTGTGCGCAGCGGATCCGCGACATCGAAAGAGCGGCTTGCCCTCGTGCTGGTGTTATCGACGCTGACCAGTGAAGCGGCGACAACCCCGTGGTGACCACCTGTCGAGATGACATCAATAGGCTGCTTGGGATGCGACCCGACGCAGTTGTTCCGCAGCTTGAGCATCGCCGCCGACTGCAGCGCGATCTCGCCGCGATGCGCCCCGGTGATCGTCCGGAAGGGCTCATCGACCGCGTGGGCACGGTCGCCACCCTGATGCGTGACGGGCAGCAGGCTGGGGGCCACAGCCGCCATCTCCCCGCCCTTGGCCGTGGTGATCGTGCGCAGCGGTTCGTCGGCCGACCAGGCGCGCCCCGGATTCCAGCTGCTGTTCGTCACCGGCACTATGAACGGCCGCGCGCTGTTCACGACATAGCGCATCACGCCAGCGGCGATCCTGCGGCAGGTCGCGTCTTTCAACGGGCGCTTGCGGTCGAAGATGCTGGGGCAAGGCAGCGTCCAGTCGATGCACTCTGCAGCGGTGCGCCAGGGCAGCAGCTTGCCCGACACCACATCGGGCGACCCGGGCTTGCCATGCGTCGGCGCTGGCCAGACGATCGGCAGGCCGTCGCGCCGCGCGATCAGGAACAGCCGCTTCCGACTGGTCGGCACGCCATAGTCGCAGGCCCGCAGCTCGCGCCATTCGACCTTGTATCCCTGCTTGCGGATCCGGCGCACCCACAGGTCGAACTCTTCGCCGCGGCGTTCCTTGATCGGCTTGTTGTCCTCGTCGAGCGGCCCCCATTGGCGGAACTCCTCGACATTCTCGAGCATGATGACCTCGGGCGCACCGGCACCGCCCGGCGTTGCCTTCTTCAACCGCTCGATCCAGTGCGGCACCACATGCGCCAGGTCGCGGATATACTTGTCGCGGGGCTTGCCGCCCTTCGCCTTGCTGTGATGCTTGCAGTCGGGCGAGAACCAGACCAGCGCGACGGGCCTGCCTTCGGTCGCGTCGAGCGGATCGACCGAATAGATCGACTGGCAGTAATGCCGCGTGCCCGGGTGGTTCGCCGCATGCACCGCGATCGCCGCTTCGTCGTGATTGATGGCAACATCGACCGGCCTGCCGAATGCGGCTTCCAGCCCCGTCGATGCCCCGCCGCCGCCGGCGAAATTGTCGATGATCAAGCCCATCACTCTTCCTCATCCAGCAGATTGTTGATCAGCACCGTTTCATGGCTGATCACGTCCAGGATCCGCGTCGCCAGCACCGCCACCGGCATGCCGCGCTCGCTGGCGATCGGCAGCAGCCGGTCACACAGCGCCCGGTCCAGCGCGATCGTGCGCGTCACCGGCGAAAGCGGCGTGTCCAGATCCTCGAGGCACTGCGGGCACACGAACAGCTGGTGCCACTGCGTCAGCGGCTCGTGCGTCTGTCGATGGCACCGCCCGCACTCTAACTTTTTGCTGAATCTGGTCATGCCGCCGCCTCATAGTCGCTGGGCCGCTCCAGCTTCTTGCGGCATGGCGCGATCCAGTCGAACAGCGTGTCGCCTTCCTCGCCGCCGCCACCATCGATCCACACCAGCCAGCAATAACTGGTTGCCGTGCTACCTTCGGGTGCCAGCCTGCCCTTATGGATCACCACCCGCTCGACGAACTGCAGCACATGGCTAGGCGGATTCCGGGCAAACAGACGCTCCCAGCGACCAACACCTTCAAGAAACGATGTGCGCACAAGCACCGCAAAGCCGAATTCGCTGCTCTCGGCCATGCGCTCGATAAACTCCTCAGCCAGGCGAAATGGCGGATTGGTGATCGACCAAGACGTCAGATCAGGCACGGCACCGAACAGGAAATCGCGCACCGGGAAGCCTGCGCCGTAATCGTGCACATCGCTGGCATCGACGCGGCGGAAATACTCGGCCAGCACCTTCACCATGTGCCCGCGATTGGCCGCAGGCTCGCGGCAGCTGAAGCTGGCAAGGTCCTCGCCCTGCCGGATCAGCCATTCACACAATGCCCGCGTCGCCCAGGGCGGAGTGGGGAAATCGTCGAGTGAATGGTGCGGTTCGCTGCGCTGCTGCATGACGGCGCTGGACCTGTTCTGTGTCATGATGCCTGCCATCCCAATCCCGCGCAGATCTGCGCCCAGAGCGATTCCGCCCGATAGATGCTCATTTTCAGCGTGCGGGCCGCGCGGGCGATGCTGCCGTGGCGCGCCACCAGTTCGGCCAGCGCATCCATGTCGCGTTCATCCTTGCTGGCCACCGCCCCGTCAGGCCCGTACCGGCATCAGCTCGGCCACGATCTCGCAGATGCTTTCCGAATATCGGCGGATGAACAGGTCCGCCCCGTCGCGATCGATGCGCCCGGAATCGGCCAGCGCGCCGACCTCGGTGCATTTCGCCGCGCCCAGCATCAGGATCCCCAGGGCATGCAAGCGCGCCTGCACCGCCAGCGCCTGCTGCATGTCATCGTCGGAATGCCCGACGCCCTCCCAAAGCGGGTCAGGGCGATCGCTACAATCCACCGCCAGCCCCTCGGGCCGCGCCGCAATCATCCCGCTGCCGCTCACGCCACCATCTCCTCGATCGGGCGCCCCATCGGGCGCTTGTACTTGCGCTGATGCTCTGCCGCCTGCTGCGCGATCCATTCGCGGCGGCGGCGCTCGGCCTCGCCCCGGCGTTCGGCCAGCGGGTCGAATGGCGGCAGCGGTTCGACCGGTTCGGCCAGGCTCAGCGTGTCCTTGTGCACCGGCTCGCCCATGCCCTCGGGATGCTCGGCCATCACCGCGCGGAACCTCTCGGCAACCCGGATCGTGATCGGTCGCGGCTCGCGCAGCCACCGCGAGAGGTACGAACCCGTGCGCCCGGTGGCCAGGCCGATGCGCCACAGCGCGGTGCCGGTCCGCTCCAGCCAGTCGCGAATGTCTTCGGCGAGCGCGGCCGTCTGGGCCTGCGTCAGCTTGTCGTTGGAAAGGCCGCAATCCTCCGCGCGCAAGCCATCGGGATGCTGCTCGATCACCGCGCGCAGATTGTTCAGCGCCTGAAGACTCATGCCGTTCTCCCGCTCGCGCACGGAACCGCGCACCGATGAATGCACCTTCGCCAACCGGCACAGATGCGACCAGGCCGTGCCGGTCCGCCGCAACCACGCATCGGCCTCGTCCAGAAAGGCCGCCGCCTCGTCATGCGTCACAAACAGCTCCGGATTGCGCACCTGCAGGCCACGCCGCTTCTTCATGCCCCTGCCCTTTCCCGCCACAGCACCCGGCCACCCTCGCGCGCGGCGGTCGCCCGCCCCGTCGCGACGATCGTCACCGTGCGCCCGTCGAAACTGCTGCTGCTGGCCACGCGGATCAGGCTCGCGCGCGCCAGACGGTTGATCAGATATTGCGCGCGGTCCCGGCTCTTCAGGTCCAGTCGCCGCGCCAGCTCGACATTGCTGGGGCACACCGCACCCGCATCCGCCGCCTCGGTCAGCACCGCCAGCATCCGGCCCTCTTCGCTGCCCTCGAAATCCGCCGGCAGCGCCTGGCCTGGCCGCGCCATGTCGCGCCGCGCCTGGCCGAACAGCCGCGCCCGCCCGCTGCCGCCCGAACGCGGACGCACCGGCGGCTCCTTGCGCCGCGCCACATATTCCAGCGGCTTGCCGGGGCCGGGCCTGCGCTGGAACAACACCACCTCGCCCTCGTCGGCCCATTGCCGGGCCAGCAGCCCGGCAGGCGCATCGCGCCCCAGCGCCGGGCCCGTGGCATAACGCAGCTCGTCGCCCGGATTGGCCGTCTCCAGCCATGCCTCCATGGTGGCCACATCGGCATAAAGCGTCAGCGGCCCCAGCACGAACCGCGGCTCGCCAGCAGCAGAAGGCGCGCGATCAGGCATCGTCGCCCTCTTCGGGGAACAGCAGCCAGGGCCACAGCGCAACGCCGACGATCAGCACCGGAATATCGCTGGCGCTGAGTGGCCCGCCCGAGTGCTCGGATTCGAACGCGATCGACAGCACCACCACGCCTGCAATGAGCCAGCCCAGCGCCAGCCCGATGACAATCCTAGTCAGCATGCCGACGCCCTCCCCTTGCCCTCGCCGTCACGATCGACGGCAAGCTCCACCAGCTGGCGCAGCTCCACCGCCTTCGCGATCAGATCGTTGATCTCGCGCATCACGTCGCCGCCTTCGCGCACGGTCACGCGCCCGTCGGCCAGCGCGGCGTTCAGCTCGCGCGCCACATCGCCCAGCTCGGTGCTGATCTGCATCACCCCGCCGCGCAGGCATTCGTCGGCAATGTCGGCATCGGGCAGCGGCACGAACACCCCGCCCGCCATGCGGCACAGCTCGCGCGTCACCTGCGGATGCCCCGGCGTGCCGTGCGTCACCGCCTCCAGCGCCGCGACCGCATCGATCGGCATCGAATAATCTTCGTCGTTGATGCTCTGCCACCGCGCGACGGTGCTCTTGCCCTTGCCCAGAATGTCGGCCGCCGCCTCGATCCCGCCGGCAGCACCCACCAGCGCCCGCGCCGCCACCTTCAACCGCTGCTGATTGACGCTCAGGGTCATCGTGCGGCCTCCGGGGTGGCGCGATTGGTGATCGCCGCCGCCACCCCTTCGGCCACGGGCGGAAGGACGGCCCCACCCGAAGCTGCATTGATCTCGCGATGATCCGGGGAAATTTGCCCGGAGCTTCCCGGTGACGATTGATCCGTTCCGGATGTATCAGTCGGCACATGATCCAGACCATGCCTCGACAACCGGACCTCGTCATTCAGACTGGCGGCATCGACCCGGCCTTCGGAAAGCTGCTCGATCTTGAGCGCAACGCGCAGACCGCAGCGGTTTTCCCGCTCGATAATGCTGACATTGCCCTTGGACGATAGGCCAATGAGCGCGGCAAACTCTTCCTGCGACACGCCCATCTCGGCTCTGAGTTCTGCGATGTTCATGCGGCTTTGTTTCATAAAACGAAACAACCAGTCAAGCGAAAATGTTTCGCCTCATGCAAACGACTGGCTGGCCTGTGGTTTCTATGATCGAAACATGGCTGCGGCGCCCTTTCACGATTGGTATCTGGCCGACTGGCTGGAGACACTGCAGATCAAGCAGGCCGATCTGTCGCGCCTGACAGACTGGGACAAGCGCAAGACGTCGTTCCTTGTCAGCGGCAAGCAACCTTACAAGCGCGACGATGTGAATGAGGCAGCCTTCGCGCTGAACCTTCAACCATTCGAGCTGCTGATGCCGCCGGAGCAAGCGATGGCCCTTCGCCGTCTGTATGCCTCATCGGTGACGATCGCCGCTGAGGGCAAATCGCCATATGTGGCTGAGCCTGGTCCGGAACCGCTGGAGGTGCGCCGGAAGCTTGCCTGATCAATCGGCAATCGTGACCGCGCACATTTCGAAATAGCGCTATTCCGCTATCTGGCGCGCACCAGGGCACCTTCCCGCAAAACAACTTTCCTACACAGTGCGGCATCCGCTATCCCATCGTGGCGCAGCGATTCGCAGCGCGCGCATGAAACATGCCGCTCAAAGCCGTTTCATAAGATGAAACTTTAGGGCTTGACTTTGAGTTTCGTTTTATGAAACAACTGCGCCTCCAACAACGGAGGCGCACATGCTCAAGGCACCAGCCCAGTTCCCTCACCCCGGCAGTTTCGGTTTTGAACGCCGCACGGGCGTGCAGGTCCGCATTATCTCGGCCAATGACGATGGCACGCTCACCGTCACCGGCAACAGCCCGCTTCACGGCCAGGCCAGCGCCACCCGCCGCCTCGCCCCCGCATCCCTCTGCGAAAGCTGGCCACCCAAGCGCCGGTACAACCGGAGGGCAGCGGCATGAATGTCGAGCACTGCCAGACGGTGATCAGAACTGCCCACACAGCGGTTGATGATGCGCTGAACCCGCTGATCGATGCCGAGGGCGGTGATCCGGCAGCGGCTTTTCTGGTCGCGGGTGGCGCGGTCAAGTTCCTGGGCTCGATACTCGCGTTCCTTGAATCAAGCGGCAAGGATCCTGCTCATTATCGCAAGCTGATCATCGACATGATGGACGAGACGCGCGCGCAGATCGTCGATCGGATGAAGGCAACCCTGCAATGACCCGCGCCCAGGCACAGGAAATCGCCGCCGCGCTGATGGACATCAAGGGCTGGCTGCGCGAGCTGGGCGATGCCCTGCTGATGACCGCCATCCTGCTGGTCAGCATCGTGGCGCTGGCCGCCGCGCTGCGCGCCCCGCTTGGCATGGGGGCGATGTGATGCCGCCGGATCGTGACGAAAATCGCGATCCGCCACCGCCGCTGGCAGCGACCTTGCTGCTCTGCCTTCTGTTCTTCTGGCTTCCCATCGCGGTTGCCGCAATCATCTGGAGCAAATGATGATCCAGCCCCGATTCCGCCCCGAACACCGCCCGCCCTCGCGCGGTCCGCTGATCGTGATGAACACCGGCATGACCCGGATCAACGAAGGCGACTGGTCGATCCTCCAGCCCGACGGCACCCGCCAGCGCTGGAACCCCGAAGCACGAAAGGCACGGGCATGATCATCGCCGCCCTGTTACTGGCCGCCAGCCTGCCCGCCTGCACCATCACCGATGGCGACACGATCCGCTGCGGCGATGAACGCATCCGCCTGACCGGCATCAACGCACCGGAGATGCGCGGCCACTGCCGGCGCGGCATGGACTGCCCGCCGGGTGACCCGATCGCCAGCAGGGAATCGCTCCGCCGGTTCATGATCGGCAAGCGCCTCACCATCCGCCGCTTTTACACCGCCAGGGGCAAGCTGGTCACCGACCGATACGGACGCACCCTTGCCGTGGTGTACGCCGATGGCGCGAACGTCGCCTGCCACCAGCTGCGCACTGGCCACGCCCGTTATCGCCAGGACTGGGACCGCCAGCGCGTCATCGGGAGGGACTGCCGGTGACCGACCGCCCGATCCTGTTCAGCGCGCCGATGGTGCGCGCCCTGCTCGCTGGCACTAAGACCCAGACCCGCAGGCCACTCTCTCGCTCGTGGCCAGTCCTGGGCACCCTATGGACCCACAAGTCCGCGCCATGGCAAGGGCTCGACTTTGCTCGAGCGGTCGCTCGCAGGCGCAACACCATGGCCGTGGCGCTCTGCGGCGATGATGCCTGGCCTGACCCGCATCTGGACGTGCCGTTCCTGCACCCTGAAGACGCCGCGCGCGGGGCACGCTGGGAGGATGATGAGCTTTGGTATCGTGTACGCCCGCCATTTGAGGTCGGCGACCAGCTCTGGGTCAAGGAAACGTGGCGCACATGGCGGGAATACGATGGGTTCAAGCCCACGAAACTTCCGGCCTTGTCGCCGGTCTTCTATGAAGCTGATCGCGACAACTGCGATCGCCATGGTAAGGCCCGCGTGTCGATCCACATGCCGCGCTGGGCAAGCCGCCTCACCCTGACCGTCACCGATGTTCGCGTTGAGCGGCTGCAGGACATCAGCGAGGCGGATTGCTTGGCCGAAGGCGCGAAGATCGCCGGGCACGCCAATCTAGGTCGAGGCAACAGCCTGAACGGCGTCATGGTAGAAACCGATCAGCCGCATGTCTTGGCGACGCCCCGAGCTTGGTATCGCGAGCTCTGGGACAGCATCAACGGCCCCGGCGCATGGGACGCCAACCCCTGGGTGGCCGCCGTGTCCTTCGATGTGCGGGAGGGCAATATCGATGCCTGACGCCCCCTTCATCACCCGCGAGCTCGACCGCCGCATTGCAGTGGCGCAGCAGGCGATCAGGCAGGGCCGCGTCAACGCGATCGAGGCCAATCGCGCGCTGATGCCATGGGCGGCGGCAGAGGCATGGATCGTCGGCGGCCCCGGCCATGGCACCAGCCCGCGCGATCGACAGTCACGCGCCGATCAGCTTTGCCCGCTGGCCGATACGATCGCCGAGCTCACCCGCGCGCGGGACAGCCTGGTGGCAAAGCTGGAGCGCGAGGCCAGCCCCGATCTGGGCGCCCGCTTCCTCGGCCTGACCGATGCCCTGCGCGACCTGAACCGGCTGCAGGCGCTGCGCCAGGCCTTCGCCGCCCAGCGCACGGCACCGGCTGCATCCCCCAGCTTCCCCACCAGCGCGCCCAGCCTGCTCGCCGACATGTTCGGCCCCAATGGCAAGCCGCTGCCGATCGAGAGGAGAGTCGCATGACAACTTCACCAGCGGATATTGCCGCCCAATTGGACGATGCCAGCAGGCGCGTGATGCTTTCGGGGTCACTCAATGGCGAGAACCTCTCCATCGGATTTCATATGTGCAGCGCGGGTCTGATCGGACCGCACGTTCATGCAAAGACCAACTGGGCGGTCACCTTTACGCAGCTGGGCGAGCAGGTGCTGGAAGTTCTGCGAGCAGAGGCATCCGTCAACCAATGACCTCCACCCCCGCCCAGATACTGCTGCGCGAGGACGAAGCCGCCGCGATGATCGCGCTGTCGGCACGCACGCTGCGCAAGCTGCGCGATGAGGGGAAGGTTGACTTTGTCCGGGTCGGCGGGTCTGTTCGCTACCTTCGCGAGGATCTGGTCGATTTCGCCAAGAGGCACCGCACATGCGCATCAAGAAAAGAACCGGGTCGCCCTACTGGCAATACGCGTTCACCTTCAACGGTGTCCGATATCGCGGCAGCACGAAAGCTGAGAGAAAGGCAGACGCGCAGGCCATAGCCGCAGCCAGGCTGGCCGAGCTGCAGGCCGCGCCGCAGCGCCCTGAAAGCTGGAAGCTCACCCATGTGCTGGGCACCTATTACACCGATCACGCCCAGCATCTTCGCAGCCACAGCTTCGTCTGGCAGAAGATCACGCTGTTCGATTCGCTGCTCGACACCCAGCAGCCGCTGACCAGCCTCACCACCCGCCAGCTGATGGACTATCGGGCAAAGCGCCGCGGCGCCGGCATCGATCGGCCAACCATCAATCGGGACCTGGCGGTGCTCAAGGCCGCGATCAACCACGCGGTGAACGCGCACGGCCTGGCCGCACCGTCGATAGACTGGAAGCGCCTGCGCTACCCCGAGAACGAACACCGCGTCCGCTTCCTCAGTCGCGAGGAATTCGACGCGCTGATCGCTGCGGCGGATCCCGGCATGCAGCTGGCGATCACGGCGGCCGTCACCACGGGCCTGCGCAAGACGGCGATGCTCGGCATCGAATGGCACCAGGTCGACCTGCGCGGCCGCACGATCACGATTCCCAGGGGCAAGGGCAGGAAGCCGCAGGTGGTCGGCATCGCCGCCCCGCTGCTCGATCTGCTGAAACAGCACCGCGCCAGCCAGACCGCCGCGATCGGCAAGGCGGCCAGCGAATCGGCAAAGGTGGTGCAGCTGCGCGGCCCGGTGTTTGACCTCACCAACTTTCGCAAGCGTTGGGACAAGGCCCGTGCCGCTGCCGGTCTGGTCGATTTCCACTGGCACGATCTGCGCCACACCTTCGCCACTTGGGCCCGCCAGGGCGGCGCCGACCTGCTCGAGCTGCAAAAGGCCATGGCCCACAGCTCGATCGCCGTCACCGCCCGCTACATGCACATCGGAGCAGAAGAAACCACCACCGCCTTCGACCGCGCGGCCTCGGGATTATTGGCACAAAAATTGACACAAAAGGCCAAATAA